CACATTGGGCAAATCTGTGGTTTCAACAACAGTTGATGCCAATGCTCCCGATCCATCTCCGATGATAAGAACAAATGCAAAGCTATATCCAGATCCCCCATTCGTTACATCAATAGATGTTATTACACCTGTGTCTACTGTGGCAGTTGCTTCGGCGCCAACACCATCACCTATAATTAATATATTTACACTAGACGTGTATCCTGTGCCACCAGCGTCACAAATGATTTCACTAATTGTTCCATTATGGTCAAATCGTGTTGATGTGCCATAGAATTTTATTGGAATAAAATCATCGTTTAAAAATTTCGTTCTATCTGCTGTAGGAACTTCATAAATTAATTGCCACGTATATCCATCAGCTAATGTTTTAGGGCCAAGTTCTGAGAACGCCGGCTTCGTTGTTGATGCCGTGTCATTATCATTATCTAAACACTTGTAGATGCGGTAATTATCAGTGTTAAAAACATAAAAATCTTCATCAGACAGATCAGCGTCATCGGTATAGGCCATATACACGGTACCTGTTTCCCAGTCAACCCGTCTTACCATTAAACACGTATCACTCGGATTGATTTTCTTTACACCCATAATATTTCTTTTTGCGGCAGAATCCACCATACGAGTGTCTACGGGTGTGTCTGGTGTTGAATCAGCCGTTTCAAAATATTGTGCATTGTTACCCGTACCCGTGATGTTAACAGCACTTCCCCCAGAAGTTGCCGAGACTTTAAATGCGTTGGCAGTTAACCCTGAAGCAATAACATAATATGTCGTTCCAGAAGTTAACCCAGTAGCAGAAGTACCGCCGCCATTATAATAGATCACTTCGCGACCCGCAGTTAACCCGTGGGTAGTGTAGGCAAAAGTATCAGTTGCAGTTGTAACACCTGAAGTAGGAATTGTTAAGCTAGCCCAGACTGTTGGTTTGCCTAGGAACACATAAAAATAATCTCGCGGGTTCGGATAATTATACAATGTAAATGTATTCACTGTTACCGTCTGTGTCAAGGGCCCAGCGAATAGAAAAGTTCCCAATGCCATGGGTGTTTGTAAATTGATTGCCGTTCCTGCTGTGGCATTTGCCAATGACGTAGCGAATTTAACTGTGTCATCATCAATCTTAATAATATAATATGTCGTGCCTTCTGTTAACCCAACAACGGACCCAGTGGTCGCTGCTTCATACCGAACATCATTCCCTGTTCCAAAGCCATGTGCTTCTATTGTCACTTCGTTACTCGTAATATTAATATAATCGGTATCGGTGTCTACTAACAAATACACAGTGCCTGTGCCAGTAGTAAGAGCAATTGCTGTTCCCGCGGTGGCGTTTGCCGATGAAGTTGCCAACTGTAGTGTGTTGGCAGTAAGAGTAATTACATAATATGTTGATCCATTCGTTAGTCCAGTAATTGCATCGCCACCATTCTGATAATATGTTACAGAATCACCAGTCGTAAACCCATGGCTCGCGCTTGTAATTACATCAGTCGCATTATTTACAGCGGTATACGAAAATGTTATTCCTGTGAGTTCAATCGTGGTTTCTTCACCACCCGTGGCAGTATGCAAATCAATGGTTGTTCCGTCAAGTGCGTCAAAATCTTCAGTTGATACTTTATCACCATCGACATATACATCAATCCTCCCAGGAGTATATGCCAAAGTATGACCTTTGGTATCATCTCCTGAGAAGGTAGTTGTATTTTCAACAGGAGTAAATGTAAACATTGTAGAATCCAATGTGTTGAGCGTGTTAAGCTCACCATCTGGTACATTTAACGTGCTGATAATATCTCTATGAAAACTACGAGCTAATTCCGTACGGAATCGAATCGGCAATAAAGAAGCCATTATATTTTATTATGAGAGTGTTACTGTCCAAGTGATTGTCATTGCATCTGAAGCACCTTTCGTTACAACTGAGAATACTGTGCGGCATAACATTGTGCCAGCTGAAGCAGCATTGAAAATACCTGCTTCAGTGAGAGAGCCAGTTCCTGTACCTGCTGCGAACGTGGCTACAAATGTCACTGAATCATTTGCAGTTGATGACGTGGCCTGTGTTGAACTGGTAAGAGCGGTGCGTGAAGCCGAAACTGCTGCTACAAGAGCTGTTTGCCCCGCAGCTGCCGCTGTGCTGCTTGTGCCAACTTCCATGTATCCCATGACCGTGGCAGAAGCACCAATCATGCGTGATGTAATGTATCCCTTGCCCACTGTTACCACTAAGTTGTCACATTCTCGCGTTTCCTTTACAACACCATTTTCGTCATGCAGAACGATGGTTAACTTACCTGTTGCCTTTAATGTTTCTTCCATGTTTGTTGCTCCTGTGTGTTTAAATTACCGTGTTAAAACGCTGTGCTACCTACGTAATCGCCATTGACATATGGAGAGGCGGAATATCTACCATTTACAAAGTAACTGTCTACCCAACCAGATGGGCTGTCAACTATTGATATGGAATCTGTGATACTGTTACTAGTATTTATAACAGGTGTAGAATCTCCCACGGACAATGTATCTGTAATATCTACGGGAATTACAAGTACTGCGACTAGACTATCACTTGATGTGACCGTGTCAGAAGCAACCAGAATATTAGAAGAAATTGATATGCCATCTGTTATCGCCAGTGAATCTGTTATTGTCGTTCCAATATTGAACAATGGTGAGTCTGACGTAATTATCGTATCACCCACACCCAGTGTTGTTTCAATATACAGTGAATCGGTTACTGTATAACTATCACTATATGCCATTGATGTGCTTAGTTCGGTGGCATCAGAAACAGTTATATCTTCTTGCAAATCACTAGATGCATCATTTGCTTGTAAGAAACTATTATATAATGAATCTGTTGTGGTTACCGTGTCTGATAAGTTTATAAAATACACTATATTAGCTGCGACACTATCACTTGTTGTTATTGTATCTGCGGGCAATGTTGAAGATATACTCTTGGAAACCGTCTCTGTTACCGTCACCGTGTCTGTGAGATGACGATATCCCAAATCAGTTGGGAGTACGTCTGTTAATATATCAGTAACGGTGACATCGGCAGCAATTATATCTGTTAGTTGTACTTCGGCAAACATCTTGAATCCTGCCGGATGCGAACTTGCCAAGTATGTTGCTTTCCACGTATTTAACGCCTTTGTTGTTCTTACAACATATGAGTATGGCTGGTAAAAATGATTATCTTGAACTTTAACACTGTCTGACAAGAATCCTGAGTTGTCTTTATATTCACCCGGCGCATGATAAACATACCCCGTGTTAAACACAATGCTTGCAGGTGAGCCTTGTTCTGACACACGGGTTCTATAACTTCTAAGAAATGTTAGCCCAGTGATGGTGCCTGCTGTAGTAGCAATTGCCACACCGGCGGGTGTTACCAATGTGAAACCAACAGCCATGGTTGAATGTGTTAAACTACTGTTTATCGCAGAAACTTTGTATTCTGTCCCTGTTGTATACCCAGTGATTGTTCCAGTACCAGCGAGCGTTCCCGTTATCCTCACCGAGTCACCAACCGTGATTGCTGTATCAGCACATAGGAATGACCCTGTTGTATTGATGACATCAAATGTACCAGATTTTTTAGTGTATGTCACCCCGGTAGGAGTGCCCACAGTTGTAACAATCGCCACGTTTGCTGTGGTTGTCAACGTGAATGTCGTTGTACCATTTGTGGCAGAAATCTTGTATTCTGTTCCTATCGTGTATCCTGTAATTGTTCCTGTTCCGCCAAATGTTCCTGTTATTGAAACAATGTCGCCTACCGCCAACGTGGACGCAGCACAAGAGAACGCCCCAGCAGTATTTGTGATTGCCACACCGGTCAACCTGTTGCTTGTCAACACATTGCTGTTAATAACATTTGCAGAATGACTACTTCGTAGTTGAACAGTGAATTGAGTAACAGGGACACCTTCATCATCTCTGGATAAGAACTTTTCACCAGTATCAATGATACTTAAATTTTGTAATCCTCCTCTGGTTGGTGCCGATGCATAATCATTCCCAACTGTGTAATCTGATAAGAAATATTGTTCAAATCCAGTATTGAGTGTTTTGATAACACGAATAACCGCGTTATTTTCTATTTCATCATATACATATGCTCCCGAACCGGTTGTTACGACCGTGTATTCACCCGCGAAATATTGTCCCTCAACACCAGTTTCACTCACAGAATATGAATCGTCACGCCGAAATTTAGTTCCTCTATTAGGAATACTCGCAACACTTACTAATTGTTTTGAAATTGTCCCGTAAGTTGTGTCATCAAGCTCAACGTAGATATGACTATCTCTGTTACCTAACGTAGTAGGGAACGTAGGATCAGGGTCTACAATAATAGTGCTCGGAAACACATAGTCAGGGTTAATATCTACTTCTAATTGATATATGAATGGACGCGAAGTGCCATATACATCAAAACAGCGAGTTTGAACTGTACGCTCAATGCTCCCCGCTCCTGCTATAAATTCTATGTAACGGAGGGTAATTTCTTTTTCGGCAAGTTCAAAAATGTCCTCATCGGCAAATTTAGTTGTTTCCACCTTGATGATTTTTTTTCTAGACCAACGACCATCTGAGGCGCGCAGAGTGTAATCTCCGGGATAGGCAACAGATGCCGTGTCATTGAACATGAAACGGAAAAACATTTCTGTTGAATTTTCTGCTCCCTTTCCTTCATAATATTGATTGATATACTTTAATAATCTACGATTATCAACAATCGTGTCACTGGGGATGTCATGTGTGAATTGGGCACGATAATACGGGAGAAACACGTCAAGCGTATTATCAACATCGGTCCAATCTGATGAATTTAAAAGAGCATCATGCACTTCACCCGGTTCTTCAAGAAACTTATAATAATGTTCCAAGAAGGTGACAAATGCGGGATATTCGTCCCGCACAAACGCGGGTAATTGTCCTGAAATTAAATGATGTATCTTTTTCTTTATTGTCATTATTATGCAGTATATGGTGTTGAATTAAACACTAATCCTGAAGTAATATTTGCATCGGCATCACTCACACTATCATCCATTGTAATAATGGTGTTTATTGCGGGTCTTGAAGCCACTGCAAAGGTTGAAGTATCCGATGTTCGAACAATGTTTGATGTGATGTTTTGATATAATGGCTGTGGCCGGCAGGTAAGATATAATTCATTGACCCCGCCTAAATATGCTGTAACATTAACATTTGACAAGGTTACTATTCCAGCAGCGTAATTAATTGTTCCCACTTGTGTCACTGTGGTGCGAGTAACAGAATCTACAAAATATATCTTTCCAGTTCCTGTATCACTTGCTGTTGTATCATCACTGTAATCTTGTAAAAATCCAGAATATACTAAGCCACTTATCGTCGCTTGAAAATTTGAACTGCGAAATGTTTCAGGACTAATTGCTGTGAGAAAATTCAATGTTTTTGAATAAGCAGTTTTTGTATTGGTTACAATTGCAATTCGTTTCTGTATTCGCATCTTGAACAATGAACTGACAATGGAAGGTTCTACTGCTTTGACACGTTCTGACACTCGTGATAGAAAAAATGTTGTATCCAATGTGCCGAGTTCAGTGTTAAAATAATCTGTAACTTCAGCTTTGGCTAACACTGATATATCTGAACTTTTCAATGTAGTTAATTTTGGATTATAATTAATGGCGGCTTCAAGTCCAATATACAAATATTCAGGGTCAACAAACTCATGTTGAATGCTCATAACACTTCTAGGACGAAGAAGTGTTTCAGTGATGTAATCTTTGTCTGCTTCAGTAAGAACTGCTCCAACTATTGGGTCAATGGAAATGAACACTTTGCCATATATAGGAGGACTGTTTTCCTCTCCCCCCCATACAGCAACTTCCCGCGCCTTGGGAAAATTTTGTTTAATGAGGGTGCGATAATCTTGTGATGTAACCGCACGATTTCTGTTGGCATTGAATTTTGGTGCATTATACCGAATAGAATCTATTGATTCGCGTGTGTTGCCACCTGATGCAGGCGTATTAATCGTGATGTTGACCTGTGTCTCACCATCGATGTCACCAACCAATGTGAAGTTTCTGCAGCCATTGCTTGCTGATCCAGCGGATATCACATAGGACACGGTGACGATATTTCCTGAAATTAATTTGGCACCAATGATATCATCACCAAACATGACTTGAAACGCCCCATCACTATTTTCTTCCAACCAAAAAGCTTTGCTGACATTGGTAACATCGGCAATACTTGTGTGTTTTGTGAATGTCGTTGTTGTAAAATCTGATGATGATGCTTGCACAGAAACAGTGACCGTCGTGGTATCGATATTTTGTACAGGAATAACAAGCGGACCCGACACGGTGTCAGAACGAATTGTAAAATCATTTGCTACACGTAATCCTTCAATTAATTCAACATCGGTAAACACGAAATTGCCAGCGTCATTCACTGTAGCAGTTTGAGACTCATTTACATTGAACGTGTATGATGTGCCATTGATTTCAGCAGAAAATATAATATTAGGTGTAATAGCCAATGTGGATGCTTCTACCGCATCTTGCACCACAGACAAATCAACATATGCTTTCGATGAGGTCACCGACCTCGGCGTATACCCTAACATCTTTGCCAATGAGATGACTGAACTGCGCTTGATGGCACTATCAATAAACATTTCATTGGCTTGTAAATTTGCCAGCACAGCATTGTAATGTGTGTTATAGGCAAGCACATCGAGCATGACATTTAATGCAGACCCACTAAAATCAAAATCGGTAAACTCCGTCTGTGCGGACAGATATGTTTTTAAGTTGGATTTAATATTTGCAAAATCTAACTCAGTGATATTAATTTCTGCCATTATCGTAATCTCTCTAGATATGTTGTAAATGATGCGGGTTGCGCTATGCCTTGTATAGTAAAAAATATTGAAATTTCATAGGAATTCTCGTCATATAATGGAATAACCTCAATTAAATCAACGACAATTCTCGGTTCAAAATTTTCCAATGTAAGCTGTATACTGTACCGTAACGTTTCCGTGGTAATAGGGTCAACCGGTTCAAATAACAAACGATATATGTCCGATCCAATCTCTGGTTGAAACAGCCGTTCGCCCCGAGTAGTGAACAACAAACTTCTAATAGACTGCTTTAATGAATTGACATCAATCTTTTTCAACACCGCCCCGGTTTCTGGGTGTGCTGTAAAAGAAAAATCAATGTCTTTGTAAAGCTTATTGGGAGAAATTATTGTCATTATAGTTATATCTGAGGTTGTAACTTATTATTTATACCGCCCAGCTCACCCTAATTGGAGTAACGTGTTTCGCCCATTTTGAGCATATTTGTGATTCATGAATGTCCCAAATGTTTGTCTGCATCCATCTCTAGTGTATGAAACATGAATCCAGGGATTCCTAGTTCCTGTTGTTTTATACTCCAACAACAGTTGGTCAAAAGGTAACGTATCTCGAATCCATTGAGCAATTTCAAAATATTGAGACTTCGATGCACCATTAAATTGTAAATCTGCCGCCTGCCCCTTCATGTGTTGTGATGTCAGTGACCCACCTTCAGGGACATAATTTCTAAACGCAGAAGTAATCAACATATTGGGGTATTTTTCCTTAATAGGGTCTAACACCTGTTCCGCCAATGCTTTCATGTTACATGCAATTTCGTACTCAGATTTTCCATTAAATGCAGACAAACGAGTCTTTGAACATGCAGGTTGTGTAGTTAAACTTGCAATTGTAAAACGATTCGAAATTGATAATGTATCTGGGATAGTAGACAAGGCATTTATTTCGCCACACCCAGGAATCACTTGCTTCTTCTCGGGAGGTTGTGTAGAATCTACTATTGTCGGTTTGGGAGCGGGCGTGTTCAATTCTTCTTTCGTAATAGTTCCGTCGGCAACAGCTTCTGCCAATAATCTTTTAATAACAGGAGCATTAATTTTAAAATCTTCTCCTAATATATCCAACGTGGACGTAAGTATTTCTTCTCTTGTAGGAACTGTAAGCGTAGGAAATGTTGGAAGTTTTGGAGAAGCAGATTTCGTGGGCGTCAAATCTCGTACGGTTGCTCCGAGTGTTGGTGTAGGCGGCACAGGGACAATAGACATCCCATTGAACTTAACAATTGCAAATTCAGTAATTGGGCTGCTAATACTTGTTTTTATTACACCCCCCATCTGTAACAGTGTCCCCGCTTTGATACTTGTTACCGTCTTGGATTCAATATTAATTGACGTGTTACTCTTTGCTGAAATACCTGTCTTTGCCTGGATACTCATATCTTTATCAGTGTATGCGGTAAACGCTTTGCCCGCAGCAATATCTATTTTTCCTGCAACATTCAACTCATAGTCGCCGTGAACATTCGTTTTTAAATCGCCGTCCACTTCAATATTGCAATTATTTTTCACATAGATGTTGCAATTCCCTTCCACGGTCACATTGGCATCTCCCTTAATGATGACATTGTTATGACGCATGAAGATTTCATAACTATCACCAACAACCTTTCTAGTCATTGTACCATTTCTATCTATGTCAACATAGGTACCAGTTTTATGGTACATGGCAAGTCTCTCGTTATCTTTCGTGTCATCAATTTCAATGATATGCCCGGACTCAGATTCATGAACATGATTGAATGGATAAAATGCGTTATATGCTGTTAGCGGTTGGTCCCATGCTGTTCCCCCATTGGCAACTTCCACACCCTTCACACGCG